TTAACTGCGCATCTAATGCGTCTCTGGTGAAGTGCAACGCACCGGTAAGCATTTGGTTGTACGTCTCTCGTGCGGCTTCGGCTTCTTGCTTCATCGCTTCGATCGACGTACCCGCCACGCTCTGCCAGTTTGATTTGAGACCGTCCAATGTCGCGGTGTAGACGGCGCGTAGTGCATTGTAATGCTCTACGTACTTAGGACTAAGTTTGTCGAGAACCGTGATCGCCGCCACTCCGGCGTCGAATCGCGCTTTCGCCTCCGCCATCAGCGCATCACGCGCCGTACCGGTATTCTTGATTACGATTGCAGTATAGTCCGCCCACAGCTTGGCAGTCTCGGTCAAACTCTTCTTCTCGGTCTTTGCGACTTCCTCCGCGATCTTGCCGCGGTCCAAGTAACTCTTGGCGAGATCCTTGCTGACGGCATTCAGTTTCGCGGTGTTACCTTCCAGAATCTTTTCTGCTTCACCCTGTTCATGTGTGCTCTTCGACGCTGCGTCCATCGCGTCCTTTACACGGAACAGCGTGCCACCGAGTTTGTCAAGCGTCTTGTCGAATTCGGAATGCCCAGTGACTCCCTTCGCTGCTTCTTGTGTTTCGGCTACGAGACCTGCCGTAGTTTCTTCGATCGCATCACGAAAGCCCCGCCACATCGCGGTGGTCTCTTTGGATCCGACACCCATCATCTCTGCGGCTTCGGCAGCTTTCAAGCCAGCGGAGCCGAGCAGACCAATGACGTTTGAGATAGCCGTCTCAACTGCGAGTACCGCAGTCTCGATGACCGCCCATGCGGTGTGGACAACTCGAGCAGTTTCGACCGCACCGAGACCAAAGTCTACCGCAACGATCGCGGCCTTTTCAATGCCGTGGACAATACTGTTAATCGTTTGCGTACTGTCGCCACCGAACGCTTCTGAAATCGCCGCACCGGCTTCTCGCATACCAGCAGCGAACACAGGCGACTGCGCTACGGCTTTTGCAAGATCGTCAATCCAGTTTTCAACGACGACACGACCAGCTTCAAGTTGCTCACCGAAGTCCCGCTCTTGTTGCCCGGCATCCTTGACGGCACGATTCAAAATATCGAGTACGGCAATACGATGAGCCTCCGCCTTTCCTGACAACGAAAGTTGACTTGCAGTGACGCCCAACGATTTCGCGAAGTTGTCTTCTGCGTCACCAACGTCAACCACGCCAGTGGCCATCGCCAATGCACGAGTACGACCCGTGACCATGGCATTGGACACGAGCTCCAACATCTCTTTGGTTGTACCGAGTCCCCTATTCTGGAGTACGAACGCAGCTTGGCCCAATGTGCCGAAGTCGTCTGCGGTAAGTTTCACTCCCGCCGACAACAGTCGTGCGGCATCCTTCGCCAGTATAAAATTATCGACTGTGCCTTTGGTACCGGCACGAAGTTGATCCATGATCGCAGTAGCTTTTTCGGCACTGCCTGCGAAATGATCCAACGTCGCATCGACATCAGCGATATCCGACCCACGATCGCCAAGCGCAATTACTGCTACAGTAACCGCACCGATCGCCGCAGCAACCAACCCAGCGGCACCGGCGACCGCAGTTAGACTCGCTTGGTTCTCTTCTGAGAAATTACTGAGCGCAGCTTTGGCAAGTCCGAGCTTACTGGTGAAGTCATCTTCGAGATCGATTAAACCTTTGACAACGCCGATGTCTGTCAATTTCGACCTGCCTTTGCCGCGTACATAGCGTTGTGTATGAAGATCCAATCATCGAGTATCCGTTCTTGAAACTCGACGGTCTGGACTACCGGTGCATCCGAGACAACGTAATCGCCAAACGGTAACATGAACTCGCTCAATTTCTTTCCAGTTCTCATTATCGCCTGTACGATATGCGCCATACCCCAGTCGGCACGTTCGTTTGGGAATGGCTCCAACTCTTCGTACACACGCCACTCCTCAAATCTGGTGGATGACATACTTCGAAGCATGCGATCCACGTCCACGATTTTCAACTCCCGAGCAAGTCGATAGGCGAAGCGGCGATGACCGCCCCGCACTAGTCCTTTTTTAAGGTCACCTTCGCTTCCGGTCCCATTCCATTCAATCGGAGACAGATCCGTTGCAAACGATCCAACACCCGGAAGTTCTTTTTCCGAAGTCGCACCAGATCCTCCATGGTGAAGATCAGGTTATTCTCCGTATCGACTGCGGTGAAGATGAGGATGATCGACACACCGTCGTCCGCACGACCACTCATCGCCGCGGTCATCAACGCCGTTGTCGCTGCGTCCATCTCACGCAGTCGAAGTTGCCCCGGAGTGCCATCCGGATTTGGCCACTCCGGGATTTCCACGGTTTCCTCTTTGAGATCCGGTGCATCGAATACCTGCGCTGCGTTGAGAAGTGTCATGGTGGTGACTCCTTGTTTACGAATTACGCTTCTGTGACTACGCCGGCCCATGTGATCGCCAGTGTGGCCCCCTGTTTGGCGTCGACCGGGGCCGGATCGAATTTGAATTGCTGAACGTACGCGAATCCAGTTCTTGTTTTGCCGGATGGGAACAGGATCTGCCATGCGTTTTTCACGTTGTTCGCGATATCCGACAAAATGAGGATATGCGTGGCGTCGGCTGCCACGTAGTTGATCTTCAATGTCGGGTCCGCTTGTCGTAGAATACCGAGCACATGACTTTCAGAACCATCGTTGTGCGTCGATGTCTCGATCTTGTTTCGGCTCATCCCTCCCGGATCGAGTTCAGTGAGCTCACCAACGGTCACGAATGCGGTCGGTGTCGCAAACGGTGCCCGCTTGATAAGGATCCCCGTAGTTGTTACAGCGTTTGACATGAACGTTTCTCCTTGGACAGTGAATCGAAACTAGACGCTGGAGCCGAGAATCGCAAGATCGAAGATGCACGTACCCGCCGACGGAGTCACCTGGAGGATATCCCCAGTGACCGCAGTGATTGGCCAGCCAGTAGCGTCCGGCGCATACACGAAGAAGATACCACCAGGCTTCACTGCCCAGGTATGCGTGATGGCACCGAATCCAAGGATCGGTGACGCCGCATCGTTTCCGATGATGACGTTACCCGGATTGGCCGCTGCCGCGATCAGCAAGATCGCTTTGACTCGTGCGAGAATGAACGTGCCACCGAGTGCGTCCAACAACGCACCAGACAGATCGTAGTCAAACGCACCAGAGATTGACTTGGCTGCGTCGGTGTAGATACGGTCCGCCTGACCGAGACCCGTACCGGTGGCGATCGTTGCAGTGAGACCCGTCTCAAGGGACGCCTGTGCCGACTGCAATCCTACCGTATTGGCAAGGATCGATCGGAACACGAATTGAAGATTCGAGTTGACTGTCGCGGGCATGGTTCAAACTCCTTTAGCTAGTTGCTGGTGACACGCGTTTTTCGGTTTCGATATTGAACACGAGTCGAACTCGGGCTTTGTCATCCAACGGCAATTCCATTGGTTCCTGTGTCGGACGACACTTCCGCCACCATGTGCCGTTTACAAACCGATCCACAAACGACAACGACGCATATGCCGTTTGTATTGCAGTTTCTGCATCTTCAAACCGTGCTGCTCGACACACGATCTGGGCCGACGGACGTTCGTACGCAACTTCAGTTCGAGATAGGTTATGCGTTCCTGATGCGCCCTCCCCTCCAGTCACGATAATCGTAAAGTATGGACCCGCTCCCGCCGGGATGATCGCCTTCTGTCCTTTGAAGATATTCGTTCCGTACGTACCCAATCCCGCATTTTGAAGTAGGAGCACGAGATCGGCTGTGAATGTCGATGCTGCCATGTTACAACGCCTTGTTAAGGTCGATCCGTTTCCCGATCCGTTCTCGCATATGCGGTGCAGCTTCTTTCAGTGGGTTCTCGATGTACTTCCATTCTCCGTTTGTATGCAGTAAGTCCGGATCCTCGTGGATGATCAACGCATACTCGTCCTGCGCCTGACTGGTAACGATCTGGCATACGATATGCTTACCGTTACGTTGCGGACCTTCCATATGAATCCCGTCGGCCAAGTCCCCGCTGAGTTTCGGACATACACGTTGACATTCTTTGACTTCGACCTCCTCAACTTCTTGCGCGAGCGCGCGAGCGAACTCATCTGGGGAGAACTTGATAAGTTTCTCCAGGTTCTGGATCATCTTGTCCGCCCCGATGAATTTTCTAGCCAAGATAGATCTCCGTCAGGATTGGTCGTTGCGTTGAATCGACAAACGCACCGAGTGCCAAGATCGGACCCGACTCGCCGTTAGGCAGCGTGATCTTGTCGTTGATATTTACGACCACTGTGGCGTCCAAGAACGTTACGGTCGATGCACTCATCGCCACCTCGCCAGACGATGTGCGTACCTCCCGCTGTTTGTACTCCACAATTGCGGGTCGCGCTACCGGTGGCATATGCGTCGAACTCCCCGCACCACCTCCGGAGATGAACGATTCGTGTTGTACCGTGGCTTGCACTCCCTGCGCCTGCGTAAACTTGTCCGCAAACGAAATCATTGAATGCGCCAGATCCATCAACCCCATAGGTTACTCCGAGATCTCGATGTTCAGATCGAGTGTCGGTCCTCCTGTGACGTTGTGAAGTGTCAATGTCGAACCTGCCGGTACCCAAATACCCTGCTGAAATCCCACGGTCCAATACGAACCAACCGTGGCCGGTGCTGAGATACGCATGAAGAACGAACTCGGTGCCGTTGGGCTCGTGCCCCACGCCAACGCGAGTCGCGTCAAGGATGGGTCACCCAACCCATCCGAGAGAAACGGAATCGGTGTCGTTGGCGTAACTCCCGCAGCGGCAGGTCGCCCGAGTCCAAAGACACCGACCACCGCAGTCGCCAATGTAAGTGCCATCGGCCACACACGGCATCCTTTGATGCCGGCGATGATCTCGACCATCGCATTGGCGCTGGTCACATTCGATGTGCGCACGCCCAATCCATACCTTACCATGTCATGCCCTCATCAGATCCCGAACGCCAGTGGCCCGACCTTTCGGATAACCCCAGTCGTCGGGAATGAGCAAGAACACCGTATCTGGAACAGGTTTCGCGAATACGGAATCCTTGAAAGTAAACGCCACCGGACCAGCTCGAAACGATGTGACGCCGAACGTCTCGAGATCGGAGTTCCCGGCAAGATCACTCACCAATAGTTGCCGAGCGAACTCCGCAGTGGCCTGTTGAAGTTCAATCGGTATTGCGTGGATGTCAACGTACTCCCATTTGTTGCGTTTCAGCATTCCACTTCGAGGCCAGAGAAGTGATTGAACCGCATCTGTGGGGTTGCCATGCCAGAACCATGCGTTGTCCATGAGTTTCGTTGCCCATAGGATCGCGGCATTTTTCTGATCAGTGGTGGCGGCCGACCACGTGGTGCCGACCGCCGGACGGTCCAGATGATACTGTTCGGCTACCGCCAACGACACGTAGGCGTTGGCGGTAGCGGATCCAGCCGTGGTATCGAGCACAGATACCGGCATGGTCGTTTACAGTGGATCGGCCACGTACTCAACGAACATATCGACGGCCGTTGCTACCGTGGGTGTACCACCAACTGAGTGTGCCGTGATCCCTGCGTTCGCGTCCTGCTGAGTATACGACGCACCGTCTGCGAGCACGACCATGTTTGCCGCACCGGCACGCACCACCGCACTTCGTGTGAGTGCCGCTATCGCCACTACGAACAACTCAGTGGCCACGCCAGCTGAGACACCCGCAATGTTAATAGACGTTGACGTGGTTACGTTACCGCCAATGGCAATCATTGTCACATCGATGATACGCCACCGAACGCCCACTAGTGCCGGCATCTCCGCGAATACGACACCGGCAGTTGTCAGTGCTGCTACCAGAAACCGTCGACGAATCGTTTTGGCGATACCGAAAGCGACTTCAATCGCGCCAATGGTTCGCTCATCGGCTTGCCCACGTCCTGTGGGGTACATACGCTTGTCCATGAATGTTCTCCTAAAAAGATGAAACGGTAAACCGCGGCCCATCCGCGGTTCACCCATTCATGTCAACCAGCGAGACGGACCCACGCATTCGGACGCACGACCGTTGCACCGTACAACGCATCGAACGACCACTGAACCTGACGATGCTGCCGAGTGACCTCGAGACGCAACGCCAGACCCGAGATATCGTCGATCGCAACCGCCTGATTGCTCGCACCAGGCACGATGACTGCATCGAGCAGTGGCGCCATCGCGAACGCAATCGCATCGCGGTGGATGAGCGAATTGAGCACGTGCGAACCCTTCTTGTTGATGAGCTCGTTGTCCACGATCGCGACAACCAACCCAGGCTCGAACGTGATCGAGGTGACCGTAGCGCCACCCACCGACGACACGACCGTGTACGTCTGGGAGTGACCTGTAACACCACCGATGCCGGTGAACTGGATAATGTCACCAGCGACGTATGCACCCAGTGCACCGCCATCCACCGTGACCGTCTTGATGCCGATGGCGTAGCCAGCGCCGTTGTTTACGAGGTAGGTGCCCGCTGCGCCGGTCGTGTGCGTCGGCACACGCTGAGACATCAGCCAGTTCGCACCGAGTTTGCGACCGATCATGCCGTTGATGATGCCGTCGGTGTCACCACGGAACGACGCATCCTGGAAGGCACGCAGACCAAGCGCATTCGCTTCTGCGTCAACGTCCAAGACCATGTACCGCGGATCCATCGCCATCAACTGCTTGTTTCCAACCTTGCGCGCATCGAGGTACGCGCCTGTGTCCGATGCGAACGGAGTCACACCAGCCACACCGGAGTAGCCGTATGACTTCGGATACAACGACCACAGGAAATCTTCGATGCCGTTGGCCAACGACTTGATCGCTTCAGATGCCTGCATAGGCAGGATGCCGCGATCGACTTGCATGAGACCCTTGTCGTCCATCGCGAACGGAGCTTCTTTCCATTCGGTCAATGTGACGGGGATGCTGGTGGGAGTGACCGCCGTGACTGCAGGCGGCACGACGTCCGGCGCGACTGTGCGGGTGGCCACTGCCGCCGGCACAGATACGTTCACCGTCGCAAACCGTTTTGCGGCAGTGATGAAACCTTCGTAGTCGCGATTCGCGATATACACCAGAGCCAGATTTTCACGAAGGGTCGCGAGACCCATCGCAACAATCGTGCTCAGGATATTTGTTGTTACCAGTGCTCCTGCCATGTGAAGTCTCCTTGACTGTCAGTTACGATTGACGTCAGCAACTCCACCGGAGCCGGGCACCATCTTCACCGAAGCGGGGCCGAGTCGTTCCTCACTGAGGTCGGACTCCTAGAACACGAATGTGAATGGCAACCCCATCCGCCGGACAGGGTTGCCGAGCGAACTACGGCAAAGCCGAATTCGAATGTTCGACGCGCAACGTACCTTCTCGAATCTGCTTTGCGATCTTCGGATCACCCAACTGCGATGGAGTCGGATCTTTCAATACCAACTGCCCCACAGGATGAGTCGTCCCCGTACCGCCACCTTGTGGGGCCGCACCGCTGCCCGTCGAAGGTCCGAACGCGAAATCGTTTGCCTTGGCGAACCCGACGAGCCACTCATCCATGCCCAATGGCTCGCCTGGCTTTTCCGAACTGAACTTGGTCGGCTGCGCACGTACGATGCCGTCTTTGACTTCGAATATCGACTGCGCTTGTCCAAGGACGAAATCCAATGCGGCCGGTTTGCCGCCGACCTTCGCAAACTTCTCCCCAAGCTGGGATCGGAATACCGCATCGTCGGCACGTTTGAGATTCGCTGCCGCTGCAGCATTCGCTTGTGCCAACGTTTCTTGAATCGGTTTCAATGCAGCTTGGATCTGCGCTTGAATATCGTCGGGCTTACCGACGCCCGTCTTCTTCAACGCATCCAACTCGGTCACGGCTTTCTTGGCCGCATCGATATCCAGATCACCGACCTTGGCTTTGATCGGACGCAGCTCTTCAACCTCTTTGAGCAGCGCCACGTTGTTGTTTCGAAATTCCACGACCTTACTGTTCGCAGTAGCCAGATCCGCTGAGGGTACGAATCCAACCGGAGGTGCGGTTAATGTGAGCGCGAACTTACCGTCCTTTGGTTCGTAATACTGCCGTACTGGTTCCGGCACCGCAT